CTTCCGGACGCAGTTTTCCCAACCGTCGTAGAAGCGCCGGACCGCCTTCACCCTCATGGGTCATGCCCCCTTACGGATTGGCCTCGTCAGCCGCGAACGGGATCTGTGTAGTCGGCGCCTGGCCGTCGATGTTCACAATGACGAACGACTCTCCGAACACCGGTTTGCCGTCGTACCGGGCGGTGCCGCGGAAGACGGTCTGATCCTCGATGAACTTCGCATGCTCGCTCACGGCCAACTGCGCACCACGCCGTTCAGCCAACAGGTATAGGTCACCGTACCCGCCAATGATGTCGCCGTCCGGAATGAACGGCAGCTCCACGATCTCGCCGCCCTCGACCGGCATCGTGCCGTTCATGCCAGCCACGATGGCTCCGGCCGAGTTGAAGGTGATCGCCTTGGACAGGAGTTTCATCCTGGTCGCCCTGTTCATCGCCCAGAAGGTGCCGCCGGTGGCGTAGTTCGGCCGAGCAACGCCGAGCGCCAGGACGAGCTCGGCGAAGAACTCCTCCGGCGTCTTGCCGGCTGGATCAATGGAGATGAGGTGCGTAGCCGTCAAGTTGGTCCACGGCGGCGCATGCTGGCTCCAATCGGGAGGCTGCTGCGTCTGTGCCAAACGAGTCGCGATGCCGAGCGGCATCTTGACGCCCTTGCCATACAGGATGGCCTTGTCCAGCGCAAGGCCGATGGCCTGGCCGAGTGCATCCATGATTTCGCCCGCCAGGTCGAGATCACTGTCCTCCAGGATCGAATTGGGGACCGGGATGAAGCCCCCGACTTTGTATCCGTCTACTTCGACCTGATTGAAGCCGAAGCTCAGTTCGTTAAGCTTGGCGACCATCTCGGTCCAGACGCCTTCGGGCACGGCGCCCATGATATTCTGCCGTGCCTTACCGGAGAGCGTCCGCACACGCACCTTGGTGATGAGCTTGCTGTAGCGGTACAAATTGTCCCGGAGCAACTCGAGCATGACGTCCGGAATGGTGAGCTCTGCGCCGGTAATCGCCCGAGCCTCCCGGATCTTCGCCCTGACCGCGTCCAAGAACTCCTTGACGTCGGCCCGCGCCAACAGGGCCTCGACCTCGCTGCGGCGGAATCCCTTGAAGAATCCGCGCCGGATTTCCATGTCCACCTCTCCTCCTCGTTTTTGAGCTCTCAAAACAGACGAAGCCGCCGGAGGCTCGGAGGCGCCGGGCGTCCCCGGATCCTGGGATTCAAGCTCCTCCAGCTCCTCTTCGAGCTTCGCGATTTCCTCTTCCAGCCTGTCGATCTTGTTGACGATAACCTGCATTTCCCCCTCGAGCTCGTTGACCGCCTCCTCGACCGCCTGGAGCTCCTCCTCGGTGGCGGCCTCGTCGATGGCCTGCCGAAGCTCTAGCTTGCGAGCTTCGAGCGCCTTCCGTTGCTCGGCCAACTCCGCTCGCTGTGCTCTCAATTCCTTGAGCTTGCGCGCAATCACCAGCTGCCTGAGCGCCATTAGGATCCCAACCTCTCTTTCAGCTTGAGTTTTCTGGCCTCGAACAGTCGTTTAAGATGCTGTTCGACTTCCGCTTTTCTAGCTTGGATACCGGTCTGCTCATAGGCGGGGAAAGTGCAGACCGAAACTTCCCAAAGCTCGGCTTTGGTGATGGTCCACTTGACCGTCCCGTCGTCCCGCCACTCAGTGATCTCGTCCAAGATGTTGAACCCGAAGCTGCACTGGTCGATGTCTCCTCGCCGTACCCGCTCGTAGACGTTGACGGCGTCGCTATCACGGGGGTTGATCTTGACCCTACCCCAAAGGCCCTTGGAATCGACCCGCAGTTCGAGCGTCCCTGCCTTGGTACGACCCAACACCAGCGTCGGGTCGTGGTTCACCAGCGCCCGAATGTCGCGCCCCAGCGACTCATCGAAAGCCGTTGGAGCAATTTCCTCAAACGCGCCCGGCCAGAGCTCCGTTTCCTGGTTGAACACCGCGAAGTAGCCCTCGATGTACATCTCGCCAGCGGCGCCATCGTCTCGGGTGACCAGCGTCGACGGTACGGCCCGGATTTGCCGCTCGAGCCTGCTCACTCTCCATCACCACCTTTCAGCTCTTTGGCCAAACCTTTGAGCTTGTTCTGCTCGCCCAGCAAATCCGCCGGGATGTAGTTCTCAAGCACAATTAGCTCGTTCATATCGGGATCAGGACTGAGCCCGATCCAATCCCGCAGCTCGTTGCGCCGGAGAGCGTTCCGGTCGATCATTGCCGTCCCGGCCGTCACCAGGTCAATCAGGTCATAGGCGTAGAGGCTCCGCGGGTTAAAGCGGAAGTACAGGTCCGGGCTCCACAGGAGCTTGCGGGTGAGCTCCTGCTCGATGGCCTTGGCGATCGGCAAGATCGTAGTGTCGATGAATGCGTTGTACTCGTCCTTGTTGAAGGACCCAACGCCCAAGAAGAAGGCCGGCACCCCGAAGATGCCGGCGACCGTTCGCTTGTCGAGCTGCACCGCATCATTAATCGCTAGGTCCTGCAGCGACAAGGGTTTTACTTGTTGCACGTCAAGCAGATCGGCGGGAATGATCCAGGGATGCCCCGCCTCGTTCGTTTCAAGCCACTTCTTAAACACTTCGTTGCGGCCCTCTTCGCTAGAAAGCTCCGCCGTGGCCGCGTCCACCTTGACGATGAGACTCGGCATATACTTGCCCGACATAAAGGTCCGCTTCGTCTGTGCCGCTTGGTGCAGGTTCGCCACCAAATCCTTGAGCACGACCCGAAAGCCCCGCCCACGCCACGGCTCCTCGGGATCCGGGTTCAGCACGAAGTGCAGGACCTCGTCGTTGCGGAAGACCTTGTCGCCGTAGCGGATCACATAGCTCCCGTCGTCCAGCCCGTGGAACGAGACCTTCGAGGGCGGCAGCGGGATTAGCTCGTCGATCAGATCGTCCACGATTCGAGGGTAGACCACGGCGTTACCGTCCCCCTCGAGCAGCATGGTGTGGACGATCCAATAAACCCATGCCTTTCGAGTCATAAGGCTGTACGGATTGATGTCGATTTTCCGGGACAGCTCATTCTTCTCCCTGACATCGCCTTCGGGCGTGTTGCGCATGAGGTAGATCGTCATGCTCGAAATGAGGTCCGCAATGCGCCGGACGGCGATGCGGACTTCCGGACAATCCGAAAGCCGCGTATAGCCAGGGATGTCCAGGCTGTCAAAGGTAATAAAATAATCGAAGTAGCTGCGCCGACTAAAGAGGCGGCTTAGCCGTCTTACCAGCCCCTTCACGTACTGCCGCCCCCTTTCAGCCATCTCGTCGCCGTCGTGCTTTTTTGCAGGTTCTTCAACATTTGCATGCACGCGAAAACAGCGGCATCGAACAGGTCGATCCGCTGCGTGGGCTCGATCTTCTCGTACCGGATAGTGTCGTCCACCATCTCAATGCCGCGCACGTTCTGGACACAGTACTCAAAGGCGTCCGAGTGTAGGTAGTAGAACTTCCCGGCCTTGACCTTGGCCTCGATCCGGCGGAAGCCCTCACTCTTGAGGTAGTAGAACTGGGGCGTGTCCTCGATCCGAAAGCCGGCCCGCTGCATCCCGAGGAAGAATTCTCGGCCGAACTTCCGATCGAAGCCAACCTGCTTGATTTTGAATCCCCGCTCCCGCATGCGGACAAACCACTTAATGACCTCTTCGTACTCGGTGACAGGGCTGTTGGTCATCGTAAGCCAGCCGTCGTCCTGCCACCCGAAGAGCGGGATGCCGTCCTCGTTCGCCTTGACATGCGCCGCCGTGATCGGGAAGAAGGCGTGCGTGATCGCGATATCCACATCGCCGTATGTCCCGTACAAGGCGGCCGCAGTCAAGTCGTGGAGCTTAGCAAGATCGGCGCCGCCGTACCACTCGACGGGGAGCTTGGCGAGCTCCTCAAGCGTCCAGTTATATCGGCGATCCGAGGCCCGGAATTCCTCAATGTCGAAATAAGCCTTCATCGCCGCCGTGAAGACGTTGAGGCTCTTGGCGAGGAAATCTTTGCGCTGCTGCGGGTCGTTCTGGGCCTGCAGCGCATCGTTCATGATGTCCTCGGGCCGGATCGTCACCCCGTAGTTCGGGTTCGCCTTCTCGTGCTGGATCGGATTGGTGTAGTCCACCTCGCCGTTAGGTCCCTCGTCCGCCTTGGCGATGAAAATGAAGTACTGCTCGTCCTTCACCGTCCCGTCGAGGACCTTCTGGCAGTACTTAAGCCGGTTATAACAGAACGAATTCATGCTGTCGCCGGCCGTAGAAATCCCGATCATGAGCTTATTGGTGTATGCCTTCATGGCCTCCTTGATCACGTTGTACTGCGTCGGGCTCCTATAAGCATGGAGTTCGTCGGCGATGGCAATGTTGCAGTTGAGCGAGTCCTGCTTGTCTGGGTTCGCGGCCAGCGCCTCGATGTGAATCGACCCGTCTCCGATGGTCCCCCGGATGCTGCACTCCTGGTTGTTGTCCAGGATGCGGAAATTGTCCGCCTCGCCCATCTCCCGCAGGTTGAACAGGATGAAGTCGAAGCTCTGCCTCGCTTGCCGGAGCGCCGCACCGACGATATACACCTTGGACCCTGAGCGCCGCTCAAGAAGCGCTAAAGCCCATGCCAGCGCCGCGGCAAACCGGGTCTTGCCGTTCTTGCGCGGGACGAAGATGAACGCTTCATGGAAGACCCGAATGTTGGTCCCTTTGTGGTAGAATCCCACGAGGTTGTACACGATGAACTTCTGCCACGGTTCCAAAAGAAACGGCTCTCCGCGGAGCGGAGAGCCGTCCAAGCGCTCGCCTTGGTCATGGACGAACGTCTTTTCGATGATCTCAATGACGAACTCAGGATCCCGGTAACGGAGCTCGTAGGCCGGGTTCTCTAGATAGCGGCGAAAACGCTCACACGCCTGGATGATCTCCTTGCCGGCCACCTTGCGGCCGGACAACACGTCGTCGACATACTGCAGGACGACCGGATAATGC